ATTTTTAATAGCTAGCGCGTCCTTAACGGTCTGGCGCATCTTCTTGGGCTTAGGCTTAGGCTTGGGCTTAGGTTCTGGCTCTGGGGCTGGCTCAGGCTCTGGTGTAGTTTCTGGAGCAGGTTCAGGCTCTGGTTCTTCTTCTGGCTCTGGGGCAGGCTCAGGCTCTGGTTCCGGAATTGGATTCAAGTCCTTCCTAAATAAAACTACCTCTTCGACTGATTGATTGGTTCCGCCACTTACGTCTGTACCCGCTGCGCTATAAGCCTCGAATCCTTTAGCCTCAAGGGCTTTCGTTAATTCAACATCAACTCCATCTCCAAGGTAAAATCCTTCATCACGAAACGATGGGTCCAGATACTCATGGATCATTCCACCCACGTAATTTGGGTTGCCTTCTTTTGCTTGTGAGTATCCTAATTCTTCAAGTGTATCTCTAACTTCCTCTTCACCGGCTACCTTGCCTCTGTTTACTTTAAAAGTTAAAATTTTACTTTCTTCCTTACCCTCTGCATATCGGTTTGCCTGATCTCTGTTCGGCGTAGTGTATGTCAATGGACTATCTGGGTTGACCTCACCGCCTCTGTAAACAGTAATAAAGTCTTCTTCTGGCTCAGGTTCGGGGGCTGGCTCTGGTTCTGGATCTGGAGTAATCTCTGGGGCAAGTGCTATTGTATTAGGGTTAGCACCAGTAACCTCAGCAACTTCGCCACGGGCTTCTTCAAAGCTAGTAGCTTCTACCTCAGTAACTATCTTTTCATTAGTATCTGGGTCAGTGTATTCAACCTTAAAAATCTTCTTCTCGCCTTGGCCGACCTCTTCATCAAGTTGACCAACTCTCTCTTGATCGTCTCTCTCTTTTTCCTCTTCGGTCTTGTCTGGATCCTCTTCAACATCCGTTTCAACATTAGTACTTCTGGAGATAGAAGCAGAACCACCACCTAGGATACCACCAAGAATAGCACCACCAGCGGCGGCAGCTTTGTATTCCTCAATGGCTTCTGGTGTGTTCATAGGAAGCCCGGCCTGATAACGCTCAAGGACTTGTTGCCCTAGCTCAGTAGGAGTCTCAGTAAGCACACCTGTTGTAGTTCCTTTGGCGACTCGAGTAAATATACCTCCACCCTTTTGAATGGCTGCTGGGACAAATGCCTTACCAACCTTGGAAACAACAAACATATTGAGAATACTATCCAGAGAGGCTTGAGGGATAGCAGTCAATAGAGCGGCTCCTTCGTCCACCTCAGTACGATAGCCACGCTCAATAGCTTCCTTCTGACGCTCTCTGTTTCCTCCGTAGAAGAAGGGTAGCATCGAACCTGCGGCTCCTACAAAACCTCCAACAGCACCACCAATACCTGCGCCTACTGGACCTCCAAAAGCACCAATAGCTGCCCCAGCCTTCGCACCAGCAAAGCCACCAGCTAGACCAACCGCACTGATAGGAGCTGACTGAAAAGCCATTTCCGTGACGTATGGAACAAAGCCTTCTGTCTTAGGAGCAAACCTACGACGGTCTTCTTTCTGGCTTTCTTGTTCCTCTATAACGCTAGCACCCAGTTCCTCGAGCGTCTTCAGGTCAAAGCTTTTACCGATACCTTCTAGGGCTGATCCAAAAACATTTTGCTGAATCGTATCAACGCCGATGGCTATGCTACGGGTAACAAGATTGCCCTCCCGCTTTAGACCCTCAAATCTTTTTTCGTTAGCAAGTGCCTGTAGCTGATCCGGAGTAAGACCTTTATCGTGCTTAAAACTAAAAGCTCTCCCTGTTCCTGGATCTCTAAATGTAGAAGTAGGCATAAGTGTATTAGCTACATGAGCTAAAGTAAGATGTATTTAAAGACTATTAATAATTAAAACCGCGCGTCAAACGTACCAAATCGCATAAATTCGGGTTCTTGTGTGACGGGCTTCGGGGAAGGCTCCACGGGTTCATCTACAACAGTGGCTTCATCCTCTTTGTTGAGTTCTAGAGGTTCAGGGGGTTCATATCCATATAGCTGGGACGACATGTCACTGTTTAATATCTGTTGAACTAGTGGGTGGTTCTCTGGCAAAATTTCATTCCTCAATGTTGTATCAACAATCCGTCCGTCTTCAATCACCTTATCGCTCGGAAGAAATTCACGTAGCTTTGTTATATCGCCTATGGTAGGACGTTTGGTTTGACCAGCTTTCATACTAGCCATATTCAGTTGCATCACCATGGCTATGGTTGGTCCAGGACGCATAACATCTACAAAAGGAGTTACGTCATTTAACTCAAAGTCTTCTGGAAGCCCAAAGAAGGCAGCCTGCTTGGGATTTTGTTTCAGCATCCCATAGACCATTTCTTTAGCTTGTTTGCTAAGAGCCTTTTCTTTTTTCTTTTCTCCAGCAACCTGTATAGCGGAGCCAATGGTAGCACCTAGCTGGGCTAGTGAGTTAGCCTGTATAGTAGCCGCATTAGCAAAGCCGCTGTAGTCCGCGTTAGCCAGTTCTGGTCGTATTGTTGATCCTGCTTGAAATGCCATAATATATTATCCTTTTTTTAGTCTTATCCTTTACTAGCAATACCGCCACCGATTGCACCAAGACCACCCGCTACGCCTCCGATCATAGCTGCTTGAGCTTGATCCTGCATACCCTGGAACGTAATGTCCTGTCCTCGCTGTTGTAAGGCCATATTGATACCCGCGTTGCCATCAAATAGCTGAGGACCCATTTGACCCTCTGCACCTCGCTGTGCCGACGACAGTGATTGACCACCAAGAGTAATGGCAGAAGAAGCACGGCCCAAGATAGTATTACCTATGTCACCCGCTAGCAAACGGTTTTGATTAAAAGCCTGCTGACCCATGCCTGCCGCTTCTCGACGAAGACCTGATAGGTATTGTTCACGGCCCATGAGTTGACCAGCGATTGCACTCTGGTCCGATATACGACCTTGACGCTGAGCCATGCCCAGTGCCTGCTGATCGACTAGACGTTGTTGCTCAGGGTTTAGACCCTGCGCGCGCTGGTATAAATCCCCTGCCATAGCAGTCTGCTGCTCGGCTAGTCCTGTGCTGTATGGGTCAGCTCCACGATAAGCCTCGACTACTTGAGGTGCGAACTCCTGCAATGCACCTACGTCGGACTCACGTTGTAGCTGTAACTGCTCACGCTGTAAGTCACCCGCTCGCCTTGACTGATCCTCGAGTAGGTCAAACAATCCCGCTTGTGGTGCTAAAGTTGGTGAAAGCTGTTCAAGGTTTTTCTCTAACTGCCTTTTTCTTTCTTCGGCCTTCTTCCTTTTACCTCCCCTTAAAACGTTTCGTCCGCTTTCATCTACTTCAGCTAGATCTCTGTCCAAAGAAGATATATTTCTTTGCACTCCTTCATACGCTGGATTGGCAACTTCCTCAGTTCGCCCCTGTGCCATCGTTTGAATGTCGGAAAGCTCCAGTGCAGTATATAGAGGACGAAAAGTTCCCTCTGATTCAAGTAAACGACCTTGAAGCAACGGATCCGTAACTCCCTGCGCTGACTTAAATTCCTTCTTGCCAAATAGGTATTGACCCATTGACTTACCCGGATCAATTGGCTTAGGAGCATCGGAACTACAAAACAGTATTAAGTGCCGCTTACAAAGAAATGACCAAAGCCATCTGTTGATGGGTTCAAGAATAAATTTAAATAATTTCATTAGATACAAACAGGTTAGTTTTCCATATGGGTTCGTAGCCAAACTTTTGCATATGGTTGATGTAAGGTGAGTTATTATTGCAGGCGATAAAGTAACCGTTCGGTGAGCGGTCATCCATTATAGTCCGAAAAGTATTATTAAGTATCAAGGACTCCTTGGCGTTAACGGCATCGGACTTATGCCAAACCATAACCAGTGGTATCGAGCCAAGCGACCAGCCACCAACTACTTCGTTGCCCTTCTCAATAATATGAGTAGGATAAGTCATCTTGTCATTGTCCGCAATAGCGGCATTAATAACAAGTTGTTGCTCTTCTGGAGTTCTTATCTTTCTGGCTTTAGGTAATGGCATGGAAGTTAAATTACTATATCAAATTATATTAGTCCACTATTATCTACCAAATACCAGCCAATGTACTGTAAGATCGTCGCCAACCGTGTTTCGTATCGCTAAAGTTGAGGTACTTAGGGATCCAATTTTTAAAGGTTGTCGATCAGTATTATTATCTTCTAAGATTGTAAGCTGTGCGCTAACGACAGCATTAAATGCTACGCTAAAATTAACGTTCGTGCTAGCGTTACTCGAAGCTGTTATGGTTCCGAACTTCATAATAAGACCATTAGGAAGTGTCGTGGTTTCTCCGCCTGAATAAGTAGCAGGATCAAAAGTAGACTTTGAGTCAACATACGCCTTAATATTACCCTGGGTTGCACCCTTGGTATCATCCGTTCCGAGTGAGTCCGAATTAACAAGTATGCCAGCAGCTCCTACGATAGGTACTGCGGTAGGCACTGCGGCTCCGCCTGACACATTTCCAAGGACCGTCTGGTCGGCTTGGGTCGCCATCTTTGCTAGGGTAATAGCATTGTTTTCAACCTTTACTGTCGTGACCGAATCAGTAGCAAGTTGAGTAGACGATATACCACCATTCTTGACAATAATTTTCTTCGGAGTAGAACTGTCCAGGGCTGTAGTGCTGTCATCAACGGCTCCCGCTGCAAATGTTGCACTATCAACTAGTGCATCTAGTTTAGCCGCCGTGACCTGATCGCCAGTTGTAAAATCTGTTCCTTTTGATAAAATTGCCATTATTGTGCTTTCTGAGTTGATCGGAAGGATATAGAAGCTTCGGCTTCAATAGCTCTAATCTTTGGTCTTCCGAGTGTATTATTAATTGTAAATTGGATTCCGTAACCTCTACGGTTACCTATTCTACCACGGATGGACACATCCTCGCCCTCGGGTAGATTTTTTGGAATTGATGTTGAGCCAACAAATTCACTGAGTTCGCCCAAGCCAAGGCTAGCATCCGGGTTCTCCGTCTCGGCGGACATATCAAAGTTGGACACCGTAGAAGACCCGGACTCAACGTGCATTTCAAACTGCTTCCAGGTCTTTCTTTCAAGATTTCCAAGTGTGTATTGACGGGTAGTCAATGAACCCGGGACTTTGATGTTCTTTTGTTCCCCACCAATCTGAGTAATCACCCGGTCAACTCCATCAACCCGTTCGTCCAGTTTCTGGATTCCTCCAATGTCGTTGACTGCATATACTCCTCGTTCTGCGCCTTCACCAACAACTAACAGGTTGGATACGTGGTAGTCCGTATCATTGACTTGGTCAATGCTTTCCCACTGCTTGTTAAGGAAGTTGTAAATTATTATAGCGTTGTTTTTGGTGGACGAATCCAGAGGAACGGCCAAGAAGTACCTGTTATCAAAGTAAACAGCTACGGACTTGTCCCAATGCGCCTTGTTGATTCTTTTAATAGTTACGTTAATTGCCTCACTTAATGGAGTCTCAGTGCCACGAAGGTTGTATTCATCAAAGAACTGAGTGCTGTAAACACCGTTGTCGGATAAAAAGATAACCTGATTACCGACCTGTTTAATTGACTGACGAGCCACACAACCAACTTCGTTAGTTAAAAGCCTAGCACTAGCTGCTTGCAGGGACGTTGTATTAGTAACTAAGTGAATACTATTACGATTGAACACCATCAGATTGTCCTCCGAAAAGGAGTGCAGGCCTACGTTAAAGTCAGCTTCGCCAGCATTAAATCTGTACTGAGCATATATCTGGTCATAGGTATCACTGTCCAACAAATCAGATGCTATAATTTCATCTAGTGTGCCTCTGGAGCTAAATGAATCCGTTGACGCATCAATATCAAACTTGAATGGCATGACTAACCGACGTTCGTGATATACGGCATATGGTGGCGCAGGCATATGGCTGAAGCCTACCCCAACCGATACTCGCTTCTGGACAGTTCCGTTTTTACCTGTAGTATTAGCCTTATCTGTAATAAATGTAAAGGTTGTTGTACTAGGTATTGATTTAACAACAATAGTATCACCTAATGTATAAGTAGAGTTACCTGAGTCAGTAAAGGTTAAAGTATCTCCTACCAATAAAGTAGCCACCGCCGCAGTACTAGCTGTTGCTGTTGCTATGCCACTAACGTAATCAATGTTAGTAAGTGAAAGGGGAATTGGTTGAGTATAAGTACCGCTAGCTACCTTTTTAAAATCATTAGAAACAAGGGAGGCACTTGACACTGTATAGGTTTCATCGCCGCTTGCTGTAAGTGAATAAGTAAATCTCGTATCATCTACCCTTGTAATAGTTTTAGCCGAACCATTAGGATCAGTAGTACTGAATCCCAAATTATGTATTGTAACAAGATCCCCAGTTACTAAGTTATGGTTCGTGCTTGTAGTAATATTCGCCGTATTACTTGAACCAGTGACCGTTGCAGAGCTAATTATGGATAGTGTTAGATTATTTTCTAATGCCGTATTACCATCACGAAATATAAATACTTTGTTAAATGCTTGAAGCATGGATGCTGAATCCGATATAGTCACTCCAGTTGGATAAACAAGATCCGTAGTTACTCCAGTGGCTATATTAACAGCAACCGCTTTTGAGTTAGCGGCAAATATAACATATTGACTAGCTGACGAATTAGGATCCGAAAAAGCACAGGAACCATATATAGCATTGACAGCACCATCATTTAATATGCCGAACTTTAATGTAACAGAACTGTCTGAGCCGCTAGAATAGTTTTGATCAGAAACTTGAATCTCTGATGCACTTATTTTAGTAAAGGGGCGATTGCCATTTGGATCAGCAGAAATTCCAGAAGCATCACTTATGTTAATAGTTCCAGAACTAGGAAAATTAGTAAAAGCATTTGTACTTGTAATATCTAAAGTACCACCATCTGATGTTGCCGTAACTGTTAATTCGGCGATCGTTGCTACGCCTGTGCCGCTTCCTGTTCCCGTAGCAGTAAAGACTACCCCTACTGTATTGCTTGCTGCGCCAATTCCCGTAAAGCTAGTATTACCAACTGTTTTAATAGTGTATTCCCTGCCGACTACAAAACTCCCTGCATTAACATCCGTACCAAATAAAGTAAATGGAAGTGTAAGAGCCTCTCCACCTGCGGACAGAGGGCTAACAATTAATTCTAAGCCCTTTCTTACCTGGGCTTCACCCCTTCGGTCAGTCCGCATGTTCTGAGCGTCCGCAAGCAAAGATGGCGGCAACTGATCAGGCCGCATCCGATTATTAAAACCAATAAAACCAACATCTCCATCCTTGGAAATGCGGTCATCCAGTCGATCGTATGTGCGGTATTCAGCCATTAATTATTGATTAACATTTCCAACGCTTCAAGGCTAGTGCCTTCCGTGTTGGTCTTCCCTTGTCGTCCTTCATTGGACCCTTAACGCCAGACAT